GTCCCCGCCGCCGCGCCCGCGCCCACGCCGGTATTTTTCGCATCACTCGCTAAATCGATGTATAAAATTCCGCCCAGTAATATCATGACGACGACTAAAATCGCGCCGATGTTCCTGAAAAACGATTCGCCTAAACTTGTTCCTTTGAAAGCAGTAACACCGCTATCTGCGGTAGAGGATAAAAATCCTCCAGTGCGAGATGCTCCATTTACGCCGGCGTCTTTTATCGCAGAGAGTGCGTTTGAAACACGGTCCATTTTATTTGATTGATTGATTGATTGATTGATTGATTGATTGATTGATTCCAATTACAATATGGATAGATAATAAGGTTCATAATGCCATCGTATTCTTCGGCTTCGCCACAATCCGCACACCCTTCCCCGTTTTCACCTTCACGTGTTCCACGCCCGTCGCATGAATCTCTCGATGACAATCTTCGCAAATCGACGCAAGATTCGCGGGGTGATTTTTATGAATATGTCCGATGAAGTTATCCGCGTCGGCGCTCTCTTGATGTTGGAGATGGTGTACTTCTGTTCCGCGCGCCTTTTCGCAGAGCTCACATAATCGCCGCAATTTGGCCGCATTATACCGCGACGGCGTTGCGTCATCCAATATACTCGCCGTCGCCGTTTTCGCGCTTACCCCGCGATACTTCACGCGTATCATATTCGCATTTTCGAGAAAATCCGCGGGAAGGTGGAGAGATTTACACACCTCTAGTCCATACATACTCTCTCCTGCGCCATCCTGTAACTTTCGGTCATAAACAAGCGTGTCGCGTGACTTATCATATAATACGCGCATGTGTGCGAGGCGAAGACGCGGGGCCATCTCTCGGATTTCCGAGTACGCGGCGATTTCATGAAGGTGTGTTGCGAAGATAAACGACGCGCCAGCGCGGTAGAGATGCTGTAAGCCAGCGACGAAAATACTGATTGCCGAGTCCATTTCAGTTCCAGAGCATAACTCGTCGCCTAATACGAGAGTATTCGCATCAGCCATACGCAGAATCACGCGAAGTTCGGACATTTCAACTACGAATGTCGAGAGACCCTTGAAGAGATTGTCGTTGCCGAGAATGCGCGTCATGACCGCACGATAAGGCCGATATACAAACGACGCAGCAGGAACATAGAATCCCGCTTGTGCCATAATGACGGCTACGCCGATTGCGCGGATGAGACTGGTTTTACCGACGGCGTTGGTCCCGTAGAGGAGCATACCATCACCGCCGAGAGATACATCATTTGTTACGTAACATTCATCTTCATTAATTCTCTCGATAAGACAGTGGCGAAGCCCTTTTGCGCGGACAAATGACGCCGACCCCGCCCTCGCGTCTGCCTCCGCCTCCGCCTCTGCCTCCGCCTCCGCAATCACCGGCCGGCAATACCGATACTTACGCGCGACATAACACCGATTCTGTATCATGTCGGCTGCGCTTACAAACGCAATCATATTTTCGAAATCATGATAGTATTCGTGAAGCGAACTGATGAATTGATTATACACTAACCCCACCAAATCCGATATTTTCACACGTAACGACACCACCTTGCCGCATAACTCGTAGATTTGCTGACTATGAATCGTGTTATTGCTTCCAGATGCGGCGGGGTATGTTAGGCCCGTTGTATCAAACATCAGCGTGCGTTTCGATTCCTTGTCTACTATAATAGAAATCACCTTCCCGTCAGCAGGAAGTTTCTTAATCCGGTCTTCAATGAGCTTTGTGCGGCGTTTCGTGGCCTGAAGAGAGATTCCCATCTTATCGGTTTCATGGACCTTTACATAGTCGGGTTCTGTACCTGATCCCGCACCCACGCTAAACGACTTCTGCTCGCCAGCCAGTATTAATTCGTTCAATACCCGCTGGACTTCATCGAGAGATTTCTGCGTGATCCGATATTCGTCCGTAAGTTTATCCAACTCCGCCGATATTCCGCGTTGTATGATATTTGTTTCAAACGATGTGTCCGTAATATCGGCGCATACATCAATATTCAACGTCCGCTCAAACATATCAAGAAGGATTGTGCTTTTCCCGACAATATCATCCCTTATTTTCCATCTCTCTGAGAGATATTCTGATATCCGTAAATCTCTCAAACAATTGGAATATAACTCGCGAATATGGCGCAGATTATGAAATAACCCAAATACATGGTACGGCGCAATCTTACGTAAAATAATATGGCGGTGTAGTTTTTCGATGTCTTTCATGAACCCCAATTTCTCTCGTAGTGTGTCGAATGAATCCTTCTGGCCGAGCATGTATTCGGTAATGGAGTAATCCTGTTCTAGATTCTTCTCGTGAAATGTCGGATGTAGAACCGCGTATTTATATGCGCGCGACCCCATCGGCGTCACTGTATGATTCAGGAGCGATAGTACGGAACTCAGGCGACCGGCGCCACCGCCACCGCCACACGCAGCAGTGTCATCAATAATATTCAACTGACGGAGAGAATGGTTGGCAAGGATTAATCTCTCAGACATGTTTTCGAATAACGGCTCTTGAATCTTCGAAACGAGGCTCGGATTATGTTCGTAGATGAAGTTTAATAGATAAACAAGAGATTGCGTCGCAATAGAATAGTTCATAAATGATTGTTCGAGAGATTTGGCGCATCCATCTGGATAAAATGTATTTAATACCTCCATTTGATAATTTTGTTTGGTACATCTCTCGGCTTTCGCCGCCGCGGCAGCCCCAGCTCCAGCCCCTGCGCCGCCTTCACTACCGACGCGATGTATAACTTTCGCCTGAATATTTGTATATTGAATTACATCCTCTACTTCTCTCGCCGAGAGATTGGATATCAGAATCACCTCCGATGGAACATACGACGAGATAAATCTCTCGACTTCATCATATGTAGTTGGATTATGGGAGTCTTTATTCTCTGTTTCAAATATCGTAGCACGCCCCGTATAAATATCTACATTTGTCATTCCCATTATGAGCCTGCCACTTCCTGCGGCGAGTGTTCGAGAGATTTTCTCAATCCAGATACATGCGATATTATTCGACAGCGCGCCACCGCCGCCGCCGCCGCCACCCGCCGTAATATCCGTCGGAAAGAAAGTCCCCGGCGAATAAATCCCCTGTAATATACGCACCGGTGGAATCTTCACTCCGTCTTGGACATATACAACCGCAGTATATCCGGCATCCTGTAATTTCTTCAAATACTTATCTAGTCCATAATCGCGAAATCCGGCCATAACGAATCCCTGAATTTTATTCGCCTTCGCCAATTCGCAAATCAAGCAGAAATCGTCGATTCGACTTCCCGAACACGTGACGCCGCCGCCGCCGCCGCTGCCAGCACCCGCCTGAGGCATAATCTTCCCATAGACTTCAAAGAATGCGCCGACTTGAAGCAGAACCACCGTATTCGCGCCATATTCGGCAGTATATTTTTCGGTTAATGTAAAATACTCTTTAATAAGCGCCATTGTGATTGAGACTTATTAAGGAACAAGCGAACGAACGAATGTATGAACGAACGTGAATCGATGTATGAGGTTATATATCTCTCGCATTATGCCTTTATTACGTATTATAATTGACGAATGTGAAGATAGTGATAAAGATATTAGAGTAAATTCAAGTATTATTGTAAAAAAATGTCAATCTACGAACAAAAAACACAAACACGAAACGCGCAGATACCTGTCGAAAGTTTTCCATTAGAAAAACTAAGAATATCGCGCGCTGTACTATTCAAACTGAACCGCCGTGTTTATAATGTCCATGGTTTCTCTGCGTCAAAGATATGCGATGCCGACGCGGATGCTGGTAAGTATTACTATATTCATTTAGATTCATATGATACGTCGCCGACGACAACAAAAATCATTGATGAAGTAAGTCCGATTCTTGTAAATCCAGCGGAGTTTGAAACAGGCGCTTATTATACATATGTCGTAGCGGCGGTCATAGGCAAGAATGTAAAAACTGATAAAATAGAGATATTATCGCATACAAAGAAGCCGGAGTTATACGCAACAAAAACAATCAATATGTTCGAATTCGGGACAAAACATCAACAAATTATGTATAGAAAAGCAATACAAGATGAAGCATTATTCGCAGAACTTTCGAAATCATACAAGAATATTCAATATAGAATTTATGCTGCTGGTGAAATAATGTGCGTGAATTCTGATACGCTGAATTACAATTTCATTTCTGGAACATATAAAATGAAAAAACATATGACGCTGAACCGCATAATATATGAAAGGGCATATTTTACGTATATGATGCGTAGTATTGCTCCAACATATACCAATATTGTATTTCAACATGTGGCACTGATAAAGGAGGGTGTTTTACCTTTAACCAAACAGGAATTATCGCGTTTACGAAATCGCGGTGTTCGATATTTTTTATTTGATACACCGAATAAGTGTAACCAGATGAGAAACTGGTTTATTCAGAACGCCAGCACTCGCGAATATAGTAAAGAAGAACTAGACGAAATATACAGAAGCATATAATTCATATATTCATATATTCATGAGCTGTGTAATTTCCGCGCGACAAACCGGACATTCGTTTTTCTCCATCTTGGAATAACATGACGAACAACAAACCGTGTGCGCACATGGCGAGAATCGCGCATTTACACGATACTTGAAACACAATATACACTGATGCTCTTCATCGTCAATTTCTTCGGGGTCAGAGAGATGCGCGCTCGAAAGAAGCGGTGGCGCAGCGAGTGCCATCCCCATACCCAACCACCCATAATATATCGGCTGCGGCTGCGGCTGCGGCTGCGGCTGCGGCGGCATAACCACGATTCCGGGATCCATCGTAATCCGTGTATAAAATCCAAGATAGCCCATCCGAGCATATTCGTTGTCGCATATTCGGACGCGTGAGCTCCTCTCGTCATTTCTCTCGAAATACACGCTATTATTATCGTTTCGAGAGATATTAAACACGATATTCGGCGATATGTTTGCGACATCGATTGTGACGATTTGATTCGCGAGTATATTGTCATTCGATTCATATGAAATCGCCGACGTCCCACGCGACATATATGATTTTTTGATGCTTCTGTGAGGGTCGTACATAAAATCGCGGTAGGCCCACACTTGATAGGCGCGCGCCGACAACCAATTCGCGCGCGCCATACCCGGATTATCCACGATAAAAACGGAAATGTCGTTCATATCTATAATGGGTATCGTCGTTCCATTGCGCACTAATGTTTCATGAATCTCTTGAGATATTGTTATGTTATTCGCCACGTGGGTTCTTAATCCAGTGACAATACCGATATCGATACCGATACCATTGTCAGTATTCGCCGATAAAATGTCCGCAATCTGCGCGATATATGTAGGTAAATACGGGTCGTTGTCTGGGCGATATACAATATATTCACTCGTGAGATAAGGCATCTCTCGATAATAATGCGGACGTTCTTTATATTCAGTGTACGCGTCTCGAATTGAGGGAAAGATATGTGAAACGGAGGAAGACCATGTGGACGAACGAGGTATGCGGATACAGATGTTCATTACTTGTAATACTGTGGTTACTATTATATTACATAATAATCGGTTTATCTTATTTACGGGGTGAATGTATGATAAAACAACTTAAAGAATAATTATTAGTATTATATATTTGAGAACCAATCATCCGATGAACGCACTACGCAACAACAATATCCATATGATTACACTTAATGTGCGTATTTCATGCGACACATTCTGGAATTATAATTTCAATATTCCGATACGAATCGACGATTATTATGACCCGAATGAAAGAAACATTAATAATGCTCATGTGCGTAATATGAATGCTGAGAGTGATACATGCGAAATTGGCAATATTGGTCGAATTGATCCGATGTTCGAGCGCCTCGAGTCATATCTCGTTGATTACGTGATACAATTCATTTATGATGACCTTGTCCAAAAACGCCAACAAAATGATATTCCGATTTTATTGAAGAAGGCTCGAAAGTTTCATATTCACGGACGCACACTGGAAGATTTACTATTTCCAACGAGAGATGGGGGAGAGACGCGGCATTCAATGCCGGAGAATACGGTGTATATATGCACGCATTGCTGATGCGTGCCGGATTGCTGATGCGTGCCGGATTGCTGATGCGATGCGTGCCGGATTGCTGATGCGATGCGTTATTCTCCGCCACCTCCCGACATAAAATTATGCAACAATACGTGATTGTTTGTATTTTTAACTTCACCGGTTAAAATCGAATCTTCATACATTCGTCGTAATACATCAGGTGGCGCATTCGACCCCACTTTAAGTAAATGATGTTCATATAGATATTTTCTAATTTCCCCGATTGTCTTTTGTCTTAGTGCGAGGTGCTGGGTTTGAATATGCCGCTGTGTTTGTTTATTTTTTAACAACACACCGACAACATCGTCATGTTTTCCAATTCGGAATCGTTTTTTATGTGTTTTACGTATTTTTACACGCATACCGGCAACTTGTTCGGGATTTAAATCCGCATTGGCAGTACCGCTGACGCCGTTGCCGGTGCCGTTGCTGATGCCGTTGCTGACGCCGTTGCCGCCGTTGCCGCCACCACCACCATGCTCACTATCGTTATTTCCAGACGACGCACCATCTCCGCCTCCAAACATATCCTTGATTGTATCTACCGGTTTTTTAAGCATATTCGTCGCCCATTCGCGAAATGTCGGTTTTTTCCCATTTTTTAAACAACCGTGAGGTGGCGCCTCTTTAATAAAAATAGAAGGGAGATAGTCTTCTGGTTTTGTAGGAATATGTAAAGGCGGTTCATTCGTTTCTGATCCCGTCGCCGTCGCCGTCGCTGTCGCTGCTGCTGCCGAGTCTGTCGTTCCTGCTGCTTCGGCGGATGCGATTGTATTATTATACATATCCGCTAGTTGTGTTATATTAGGTGTATTGATGCTGGATGCTACACTTTGAAGTTCTGGTTGAAACGACGGCATAGGACCGAGAGAAATCATCGGGTTTATTGGAGCCGACAATTGCGCCGTTGCTGCGACCGACGACGAAACAATCGTAGGTACGACCGGTAATCCAAGTAGGCCGGTATTTGTTAATATTTCGCCGTGATGTAATGTTTCGGCAACTTGATTCAGCATTTTCGCCTCGGGTGTTTTTGCTTCTGGGAATCGGCCGATGGACGACGACGACGACGCCGCCGCCGCCGCCGAATGAACACGCCGCTGAGTATGTTGCTGCTGCTGACGGCGTTTCATCGCCAATTTACGCAAAAAATCGATAGATTGTGTAAAATTATCATTGGTGTCTGCTGATGCTTTGGCGGAATCCGAAGCCGATGCTGACGCCGATGCTGACGCGGACGTAGAAGCAGACGCAGAAGCGTCGTCGGCCGCATTCAAATCATCGCGACGCGACCGTTCTCTTGTTCGCTGATGTTGTTTAATTCTCTCAAGCAACGTTTTCTTAAGCGTGCTCGGTTGTACAATTGAACTCGGTCTGATTTTACGTTCTCCGCTACCGATAGTGCGCCGATTAGATTTTCGTTTTACACTACTACCCCCCAACAAAGAATCAGAAGCGATTGTAATACTTTTTTTGTCACTCATGACAATGTTGTAATATCTTATATATAACTTATAAGATACTACGAGTATATATTTACAAATATAACGTCTTCATATAAGGTCCGCCGCCTCCTCGTTCTTTTCGTTCATTCACTTCCGGATTTTCGATGAATAATTTGAAACCATTCTCTAAATCCGCGAATGTTATGATTTTTTTCTCAGACATAGGAAGGCAAAATACACGACGACTGTGTGCGATTTTTGTTTTTGTGAATAATGTTTCCATGTCTCGACCATACGTCGTAAAATAATCCATTCGGGATTCAAACCACGACAAAGGCAAGACATCTTCGATTGCATCCGCATCCGCATCCACGCCCGCATCCGCATCCGCGCCCGCATCCACGCCCTTCGCCGCAATACGCCACCCATAATCACGCACCTGTTTTACATAAATGGCTTTTAATTCAGACGGTTTATATGCGTCTAATTTAAACCGCCATGTGAATCGCGAATTCAATCCTTCATTCAAACTGAAAAAACAGTCATTAAGCTCCTTTTCATAACCGGCGATAATCACCATCCAGTTATGCTTGTGTTCGCTAAGTGCCTCGCATAGCGTATCCACACACTCTTTCGCAAAACTGTCCTTCTTTTCAGAATTACCGAGAGAATATGCCTCATCAATAAATAACACACCCCCAAGTGACGCCTTGATCATATCTTTCGTCTTGATTGCGGTTTGTCCTAAATATCCCGCAACAAGATCATTACGGCTTACTTTTTTGAAGATTTTCTTGTTTAAAATACCAAGATTACTAAAAATACGACCGATGATTTTCGCGACTTCGGTCTTTCCGGACCCCGGTGGACCATAAATCACAGTATGCATGAAATCTCCCTTGGTTGGCAACGCAAAGTCGTCTCCGGAATTTGGTTTTTTGATATTGAATGGTGGTGGAAACGACAGCGGTGGAAACGACGACGACGACGACGATGACGACGACGAATCTATTGTGGATGCTTGAAATGCCGGAAAGGATGGCGCGAATGGATTAAATATGTTTTTGACAGTTTCGTTTAGTTTCTCTCGCAAATCGTTATTATTTGCGGTCCTTTCTTGGTCGTCACAATTATTCATTTTTGTCTTACTTGATTCATTATTTTTCGGTTCAGGAATATGAAGATCCTGTAAGTAATACAAAATCTGATCGACAATGGTTCGTTTTATTGTTGTCATACCAACCATATTCGACAAATCGGTTAAAGGCTCGCGCATCGCATGGATTGCGGTCATGTTGATATTATACTTTTTATTATTGGCCAACGGATATTTATCACAAAGCGCTATGATATCGTCGATATGTTGTATATTTTCGTTTATGTCTATAGTGACTATTGGTTGCGGCGCTGGTACAGAAGAGGCGGCGGAGGCTGCGGCGGGTTGTGAATATGGTGCCTGAAATTGAGAGATTGGAAAAATAGACGCCCATATATTCGGAACCGGACCATTCGAAAATAAAGACAACGTGTTTGATGGAACAAAAGGAGTAAACGTCATATTCATAAA